CGCCAGGTCGACCAGGCGGGCGAGTTCGCCCTCGGTGCGCTCGATGGCCGCGGTCAGCGTCTCGCACTCCGCGGCGACGTCCGCAGCCGAGTCTACCGTCGCCAGCGCGTAGGTCTCCAGCAGCTCCGCCACGACGTCTTCCACGAGGCCGTCTTGGACGGCGAGATCGCCGATGACGGCGATGGCCTGCGCCTCGAGGGCGTCGGCGTCGGACCAGGAGCAGGGACAGTCGCCGCGGCGCTCGTGGCGATAGTGGCGCCGGCCGTCCGGCGCGCGATAGCCCTTGAGCCGGTTACCACAGCGCGCGCAGAACAGCAGGCCGGTGAGGGTGTAGGCGTGGACATAACGCGGCACCATCGGGTCGGCCTTCCTCCAGGGACGCGAGTGCACCTCGAGCGCACCCGCCACGCGCTCGCACAGCTCGACCGGCAGGATGGGTACATAGTTCCCCCGCACCCACTCCTCCGGCCGGTCCTTGTTGTGCCCCTCGACCGGCACCCAGCCGGCGTAGACGCGATGCATCATCAGGACGGAGCGCACGCTGTGGGAGGTCCAGCGGACGGGCCGGGCCGGCTCGACCTCCGAATCCGCCCCGCCGGCGGAGGCCTGCGCGCGCCGTGGCCGGGAGCGGAACCGCCAGCCCTCGGCGTTGAGCGTCCGCGCCAGGCGCTGGTAGCCCAGGTCCCCCCCGGCGTACAGCTCGTAGCAGCGCATCAGGGCGTCATAGTAGGAGCGGCCGTCGCCGTTCCCGTCGAGGGCGTAGGTCTCGGCGGTGGGAACCAGGGCCCCGGAGACCGGGACGCGGTCGCAGCCGAACGGGGTGAGCCCCCAGTGCCGGCCGCCCGATTTCTTGAACCGGATCTGATCCTTCATGCGCTCGCTGGCGATGTCGCTCTCGAACTGATTGATGACGGCAATGAGCCCGACCATGGCCATGCCCATGGCGGTCGAGGTGTCGAACTGCTCTTTGAGGGAGACCAGGGCGATGCCGCGCGACTGCAGCTCGGCCAGGAACTCGAAAAAGTCGCGCACCGAGCGGCTGGCGCGGCTGAGGCTCTCGACGATTACGGCGCAGACGGTGTCGTCGTGGCGGACGCGCCGGAGCAGGCGCTGCCAGTCGGGGCGCCGGTCGGTGCGGCCCGACTGGTGGCCCTCGGCGTCCTCATAGATGTCGTTGGCCTGGACGGTCCAGTTGTGGCGGGCCGCCTCGTCGATGCAGCGGACGCGCTGGCGCTCCGGGGACACCAGGTCGGCGCCGCTGCGCACGAGGCTCTTGCGGACATAGATCAAGGCGCGGTTGCGGACGGTGGTGGCCACGGCGGAACCCCAGACATCGGCTAGTTGTCGGACGGCGGGGAGAACGGGGGCGCAGGCAGGGCCTCCGGCGCGCCGGCGCGCTCCAGGCGGCTTAGGCGCTCCTCGAGCTGGGTGATGCCCCGGTCGATGCTGCGGAGATAGCCGGTCTGGTACTCGAGTTCGCGCACCAGCTCGTTGAGCTTCCAGTACCAGCACACCAGCTCGCGCAGCGCCAGGAACGCCAGGCAGACGCCGGTCAGGATGATGAGGCCCCAGACGAGTGTGGCGGGATGCATGGCCCTCCCCAGCATGCCGCGGGACACGTCGCCCCCCACGGCGGTATCCCAAACAATATCCCAAGAATCCCAATCACTGGAGTGAACGAAAGGGGATTGACTAGAACGCAAGTTCTATGGTACATTGGAACAAAGCGCGCCGAAAAAGCGTTGCTAAGGTTACAACAATTTGGTATGATGGGGGTGCTCCCCCAACCCAGCCGCCTCTTCCCCCACGGAGTAGAGTCCAATGACGGGCCATCCCACCGTTGTCCCTCACCATCGCCTCCCTGGCAAGACCAAGCCGTACCTGAAGCGGAAGCCACGGCGCCGGGTGCCCGGGTTGCTGGCGTACCTCGCGCAGCGGCTGCGCGACGTGGCCGACGAGCTGGACGCCATGGAGGAGTTGCCCGGGCGCAAATGAGTTACTCCCGCGGGACGCCGGCGCCGTCGCGCAGGGCGTTCCGCACCAGCCGCTTCACCACGTCGTTGTCGATCTGTCGCCAGAGGTGGAGGATCTCCGCCTCCTCCTCGCTGAGCGGCGAATCGAGCCCGAGAAAGTACTCGACGGGTCTCCCCAGGATGCGCGACAGCTGAAGCAGCTGCTGCACGCTAAAGGTCCCCTCAAACGAGCTTCCGAGGTCGTGCTCGTAAGGACTATAGCCGGAAGGCGTGAGCCCCAACTGCTCCGCGAGTTCGTTCTTTTTCATGCCGGCTTCCTCGCGGGCACGTATCACGCGCAGAGTGATCTCTCTGTCGGAAGCCATCCCACCATTCCCATGTTGCTGAATCGATGGTTCCAGTATAGCAAAGATCGTTGCGAAAATGTCGATAACCTATTGACGCTGCTTTGGAAGTATGCTAGTATGATTACGGAGTTGGCGAAGCTAGCACGGCCCTCCCTTTTTTTGGCAAACTGATTCGGCAACAGCGAATATTCTTTACGCCGTAGGCGTAGCAGGGGGCATCATGAGGTTCGGCAGCCAGGTGCGCGTAATGCGTGCGGTGAGGGGGATGTCGCAGCAGGAGCTAGCGGCGGGATCGGGCGTGCCCAGCTACACGTTGTCCCTGATCGAAACAGGGCGGACGTTGCCCACGCCAGAGATGGAGTCCGCCATCAAGGCCGCCCTGCGCTGGCCGGCGGACGCCGAGACGGCGTTCGCGATCCTCGAGCGTGAGGCGGAGGAGGCGGCATGAGCGCCAACACGTCCACCCTGGCGGCGCTGCGACAGGACCCGCACTATCAGCGGTTCGTGCAGGCGCTGGCGGCGATGGTGTGGGACGGAATGGAGCGCGACGGGACGCTGCCGGAGCACTGGCGCCGGCGGCGCGAGGCACGGGAGGCGGCCAGGCGGCGCGAGGCGGCCGAGGGCTGACGTTCACCGGAGGAGGAGGTTGCCATGCGGTTACCCGGGGGCCAGGAGTTCCTGGCGCGGTCGCTGGAATGCGACACGGCGCGCGAGATCGACGTGGTGCGCAAGGCGCGCCGGGCGCTGGCCGAGGGCCGGCGGGCGGTGCACCGGCTGCGGTTCCGCATGGCGAACGGCCAGGCCGTGCTCGAGGACGCCGACGTCTCGCTGCTGTACAACAAGATCCACAACGAGCTGATGTGCGCGCTGCGCGCCGACTTGGACCCGCGGGGGGCCAAGGCGCGGGCGCGCTTTCCGCTTCTGCGGCTGCTCGATACGGACGAGGGGACGGTGGTGGGGATGCCGGCGGCGGCAGAGCCCGAGGCGGTGGTGGCGTGAAAGTGCAGGCTATCGGCTCTCAGCGTTCGAGCTTTCAGCTGGAGCCACTCGATGACCTGGTGAGCCGCGCGAGCGGCTACCCGATGGTGCTGCACGAGAACATGGGGTCGGCGGTGGTAGACGGCCTCGGCAAGGTCACGGTGGCGCTGTCCTACAGCAGGGGCGAGAACGACCAGGTCCAGCCCATGGACTTGATCTTTACCGCGAAGGGCTGCGACGGCGTGCTGATCGTGCCGATGCGCTCGATCTTTGACAGGGTCATTGCTGCGTTTGCCAAGCTCAAGGAGTGACGCCATGCAGCTGTACATGGGTCCGGGGCGCCTCGTGATTGCGAGCTATGCGGACGAGCTGCGGCACCTGCCGCTGCGGGGCCGGCCGACGTGGCTGGCGACGCTGATCGCCTCGGCGGCGATCACGGTGATGCTGGGCGTGATCGTGGGCGCGATCGCTTATCTCGAGTGGGCCGGCGCCCAGGCCGGGGACGCGGTGCTGGTGGCGCTGGTGGCGGCGATCTGGGTGCTGGCGCTGCGCGAGCGGCGGGGGTGCCGGCGATGACGGGCACGCCGGACGTCGGGCGGCTGCTGGCCACGGTGGCGGGGCTGCTGTTCGCGCTGCTGGCGCCGCTGCTGGTGATCGTGGTGGGGACGCGATGGTTGAGCAAGTGAGCGCCGGGTTCCGAGAGCAAGCGCTGCGGGAACTGCGCGACGCGCTCGAGGCGCATAGCCTGGCGCTCCGTATCTATGGGCCAAGCGATCCGGTGAGTGACACGACCCGGGCCGAGGTCGAGCGGGCGCGCGAGCGGCTCGCCGCAGAACTCGAACCCCCGCGGCGGAGCTGGTAGGGAGGTTGCGATGCGACGGACTGAGTACTGCCTGTGCGGGGAGAGCCTGACGCTGGTCGCGGACTCGATCGGGATGAGGAGGGAGTTTGACCGCTGGTGGACCCACCACCAGGGCCAGGGTCACGGGCGCGCGACCAAGGCCGAGTGCCTGCGCGCGCGGGGGCGGGCCCAGGCGGCGCGGTACGCGGCGAGACCGGAGGAGTGACCATGCTGCTGCGACGATGCGCGTGGTGCGGGCGATGGCTCGGGATCCGCTGGGCCGGCCTGCGCCAGTGGGGCGTGACGGACGGCATGTGCCGGCGCTGTTTTCGCGCCGAGATGGCACGGCTGAGGGCGAAAGCGGCCTAGTATTGGATTTGCTGAGACCTAAATAAACTACTCGACCCGCATTCTGGAGCACAGACGCTCGCCATGGCACTCCATTCCCCCCCAACGGGATCCAACGCGCACGAGGCTGACGGCATCCACAGCGTCGAGGACGCCGTGGAGCAGTTCCTCCTGGAGCTGGACCTGAGCGCCAGCACGCGGCGGACCTACCGCCACGGCCTGCGGGCGCTGGTGCGCTACCTCCACAGCGGCCGGCCCCGTGGAGACCGCACGCCCTGCCCGCTCGACGCGCTCACCGAGGACACGCTGGCGGCGTTCGGGATCTGGCTGCGGGTCAGCTATCCCGACCCGCGCGCCGGCGAGGGGGGCACGTCGCGCACGGCGCGCAACTATCTCGTGGCGGCGCGCCGGCTGATGAACTGGCTCGATCTGCGCGGGCTGCTGGCCGAGGGCGTGTCGTACGACCGCATGGTGCGTCGCATCGACGCGGGGCGCGGCCGGCGCCGGCAATCGTACCTGCAGCGCCCCACCGACCCCGACGTGATCCGCGTGGTAACCCACTATCTCCGCCAGGAGCTGCCCGAGAATCGCCAGCGGCGCCTCTCGCTGCTGCGCAACCGGGCCCTCGTGGTGGTGCTGTACGACACGGCGACGCGCGTGTCGGAGGCGCTGGCCCTGACCCGCGCCGACGTGATCGACGGGCGCGCCACCAAGGTGCGCCTCACCCACACCAAGAACGGCAAACCCCGGACGGTGTTTCTCTCCCCCCGCGCGCGGCGCGTGGTGCGCGAATACTGCCAGGAGCGCGACGACGGCCCCCTGGCGCCGCTGTTCGCGTCCCATGGCCGCGGCGGCGGGGCGGCGATCTCGGCGGCGTACGCCTGGCGCATCGTCAAGGAGGCGGCGCTGGCGGAGGGGCTGTACGCCAACACGTCGCCCCACTCGCTGCGGCACGCCCGGGCGCAGCACCTGCTGGACAACGGCATGGCGCTGGAGTGGGTATCGGCGCTGCTGGGGCACGAGCACGTCGACACGACGCGCATCGTCTACGCCTACCAGACGGACGAGGACCGCGTGGCGGCGATGGTGACGCAGTATGGGCGCTGGCCGACGAACGGAGAGACAACAGAGGAGGGAGAGACGGATGGACACGAGTGATCGGGAGACGCTACGGATGGCGGTGCATCGGCTCAACCGGCTCGAGGACAAGGTGGACGATCACATGGCGGCGGAATCGGACCCGGGAGTAACGCTCGAGGCGGTGCCGGGGCCGCGGTTCATCCAGCTCGGCGATCACATCATCAATCTGGACTGCATCGTGCACGTCGCGATCGTGCGGCCCGGCAACGAGAAGGGGGCGGCTCCCAGCATCGTCCTGGACATGGTGGGTGACCTGGAGATCACCATCGAGCCCGAGCACGAGGAGGCGTTGCTGGCGTGGCTCGACCCCGCCTATCTGGGGGCAGCGCGTGAGGTGGAGGACGGCGAGTAGGGACCGGGCGGCGTTGCCGGAGAGGGGAGGCCGGCGATGTGAGCGCGAGACGGGGCGCCCGGGTGGCGCCCAGCGGACAATCGAGCGCGGGGCGCCTACCCCCACGGTTCGGGGCCCCGCTGCATGGGCGGCATAAGCTAACTGGGTAAACCCCGCGCCAGGAGGGATTGCAGGTTCGAGCCCTGCTGCCGCCCCCATACCCATGTGTGGCGTCGAGACCATCGGAGTCGAGGGTGTGCCGGACCGGGCCCAGGCCGAAGCCCCGGCTAGCTCCCGGAGCGAGTCAGAAGGGCGCTCCGATGGCCGCAGCAAGGCGCCATGATAAGCGAAGCCACGGTGACGGGTGACGATTCGGGCCTGCAGCGCCGGCCTAGATTCCTGGGTGACGGCCGGCGCCGCGGACGAGAGGAGGTAGGACGGTGCGCGTTCCGGCGATCACGGTACGGCAGCCCTGGGCGACGCTGCTGGCCTGCGGGATCAAACGGTACGAGACCAGGTCCTGGGCGACGCGCTACCGCGGGCCCATCGCGATCCACGCCTCGGCGCGCATGCAGCCCGAGGATCGCATCTGGGTGCAGGAGGATCCCGACGTCCTGCAGCTGGTCGGGCGCCACACGGGCGATTGGTCGGACGGGCAGTGGCCCCTCGGCGTGGTGCTCGCCGTGGGGAGGCTGGTGGACTGCGAGGAGACGGACGGCCTGTTCGTGCGGGGCCTCGAGCGCCGGCTGGGGGATTTCTCGCCCGGCCGCTACGCCTGGCGACTCGAGGGCGTCGTGCGGCTGCCCGAGCCGGTGCCGGCGCGGGGCAGCCTGGGGCTATGGATGTGCGAGCTGCCATTGCGGTATCCGGAAGGAGGGTAGAGGGGATGGGCGCCATCGTGTTTGGCTCTCCAGAGGCGGCGCGCGTTCGCCAGCGCATCGCACAGATCGAGCGGCTCGAGGCGCTGCCGCTGCACACCTACGAGGTGAGCGGCAGAATGGAACTCGGCTTTACGGTGGAGGTAGAGGCACGCTCACGCGAGGATGCCCAGGACCAGGTACGGGGAATGTCCTTGCGCGAGCTGAATGACTGGGAAGAGCCCGAGATCGATATTTGGACCACGAACGACCTCGGCCTGGCGAAGCCGGACGATCCGGAGGAACAGGCGAAGGAGCGGGCACGGCTTGAGCGCGGGGCGGAGGCAGTGCCGGCGCAGCGGTTGGTGTAGGGGGGGACGCGTGGAGCGGATGCGGGAGGCGATGGCCGAGTTCAAGGCGGCGGTGGGGGGCGCGGCGCTGCACCACGTCGAGCGCTGGTTGTATCGCGCCGTGGTGCTGGCGGAGCGGGGGCGCGTGTGGGCCCTGCGCCGGAAGCGGCGGCTGCTGGACGTGGCGTACCGGGAGGGATGACGGCGCGATGACGGTGATCGTCCGAGGGTCGGAGCTGCTGGTGTACTTGGCGGAGCGCGAGGGGCGGGCGATGAAAAGCGACGTCGATTTGCGGATCTGGAGCGTGTGGCCGGCCGAGGTCGAGGATCCGGCGCGCATCCCGACGCTCGCCGCGAGCGGTAGACTGTTCGACGAGGGAGACGAGCGTCCACTGCCGTGGACGATCCCCGAGACGCTGGGGCAGACCTGGGGCAACGTATTCTCGGGTGAGCTGGTCGAGGTGGCGCGCATCGGGCACGAGCAGGGGCGGCCCGATCGGTTGCTCCCGTGCGGGCCGGGGGTGTCCCGCGACGTTCACGGTCAGGTGCTGCAGGGCTGCGAGGACGACCACGCGCTGGCGTTCTGGGACGAGGCGCGTTGCGTCGTGGCGAGCTGGGTACGGATCGATCATCTGTCGCGGGCCATGCGCGTACGCTGGTTCACCGAGGTGCGCATTCCGTACGTCGAGCAGGCGATACAGCGATCCCTGGCGTTCCTCCACCGGGACCTGTCGCCACAGGTCCGGAGCGTCGAGGATGAGCGCCTCGGGGCGTGGACGAACGAGCTGCGAGCCGCGCAGCAGGCAGTGGCAGAGCTGGTCCAGGACGAGCGGCGCAGCGACTGCGCGGCGGCTGTGGCGCCGGACCCCGGGCGGCGGGCGGACGTGGTACAGGCGCGGATGTTCTAGGAGGAGGGAACGTGCAGACCATCGAGGATCTCGAGCGCAAGAACGGTCAGCTGATGGAGGCGGCGCGGGCGGTGTACCGGGAGAACCACCAGCTGCGCGAGCTGCTGGCGACGTTCGGCGGCGTGGCGCGGCTGGTGCTGGAGGAGGCGGATCGGTTCGCGGAGGAGAATGGCCTGCTGCCGGCGGACGAGGAGCCCGAGGCCCCGTCCCGGGGAGAGGGAGACGGCGATAGGCCGCTGAACCTGCCGGCGTGGGATACGGCCAGGCGGCCCGACGATGCGGTGATCGCCGATTGGGCGTCGCTGCGCGAGCAGGACGTGACGGCCGGCGAGATCGCACGGCACTATGGCGTGCCGGTGATGCGGGTGGTGGCCTATATCCGCGGCTGGGTCCGGCGTCAGGAAGAGGACGAGCACGACGTCCCCCTGCGCCAGCCCGAGGACGAGGACGCGTTCATCCAGGACGAGATCGGCGGGGTGCGATGAACGCAGAGGCGGAGCGGGCCCGGCTCGAGGCGGCGGTGGTGGAGGCCGCGCTGGAAGCGCGTCGACTACAGCGCGCCTATAGCGGAAGCATACCGTTCAGCCCCGTGCTGAATGTGTTCCATAGAAAAGTGTATGAGGCGTCCAAGGCGCTCGAGGCGGCGGTCGACGCGCTGGAGCGGCATCTGGCGGTGTAGTGGGAGGGAGACTCCCGGCAGGAGGAGACACGGTGACAGAGACCACGGTGACACGGCAGGACGTGGAAAACCTCAAGTCGGCTTGGGTGGCGGACGCGTGTTTCGATCTCGAGGATGTGGAGGGCTATGAAGCCTACCGCGACGAGTTGCTCGCGTTCCGCCAGCGGCAAGAGGCCGCATGGGCGGCGCAGCGCCAGGCGGCGTTGACAGAGTATGCCGCGGCGATCGGCGTGCCCGGCGATCTGACGACGGCCGAGCACTATCGGCACTGCCTGACCCTGCGCGCCCATTGGAGGGAGGAGGCACGGCGCTACCTCCTCCACTACCTGGGGCGTCTGGTGACTGGCAATGGAGTGAACCAGGCGGAGTGCCGCGCCGAGATCGGGTCGATCGTGGATCACGTTATCGAGGCCGTCGAGGCGAGTGTCGATGGCAAGATCGCGCTCGAGATCGCCAAGCTCCGGGCGGAGGTGCGCACCCATGCGTAGGGCAATCGCCTGGGCCCGCGGCAACCCACTGGCGCTGGCCGCGGCGATCCTGGCGTGGCTGATGGCCAAGGGCATTGTCGACGGGCTGCTGCTGGCGGCGGTGGTGTGGCTGGCGATCCGGGTGGGGGTGCTGTAGGGGGGAGGCGGCGCGAGGGCCGGGCCCGCGGGGTTGGGGGACTCGGCGGGCCCTCACGTCGGGAGGGGTCAGGTGCAGCTCTACAAGTTCGCGGATGGCAGCGTCCAGTGTCGGGCATGTGCGGCGGACACGCTGCGGGACGAGTTCAACTGGTCCGGGGAGGATTACGTCCTGGTGGCGTTGGGTTTGAGGGAGGGGGCGCTGGCGGAGGAGCCCGGCGCGACGGTGTGTGACTATTGCCTGGCGGGCGCGGACGACGACGCGGCGGACGCATAGCGCCTCATGGCAGACGGCAGTCGGTGGTATTTCCCTGTTTGGGAGGGCCTGGTAGATGCCAAGCACTGCGCCGCGATGGGCATGGCGCTCTGGCTCTACCAGTACCTCGTGTCGCGCGCGTTCGTAGCACAGCGCGGTGGCGTCTGCCACTATAACCACCTGACGGCGGCTGAGGAACTCGGTAAATCCGTCCGGACGATCAAGGCGTGGTTCACCACACTCCAAGAGCACGGTTACATCACCACACGAGCCCGTCACCCCTACCACCTGGAGGTGGAGGTGACCAAGTGGCGCACCGTTGAGGAGTGGCTGAATGCCAGGCACGCCGCGCAAGAATCTGCCGTTGCAGATGGGCAGATTCTTGCACCTCTGGGGGAGAGAAGTGCAGAGAGAAGTGCAGAGAGAAGTGCAGAATCGTGCATCTCTCCTATTACTATAACACTAGAACACTATGTCTACCCTTCGGGTTCGGCGAGCGAACCCGGCTGCCTCGCCGAGGGTTTCGCGGGGCTGCTCGAAGCGCTGCGGACGGCCCCCAACAAGTCCGCGGCCCTGCGCGCGATCTATATCCTGTGCTTCGGGGAGGCGGACGCGCCGGATTACGGCTATCTGGGGAAGGCCGCCAGGCGCGTCGGCGGAGCGGGACGGCTCGCGGAGCTGCTTTGGCAGTACAGCACGCGCCGTCCGACGGGCGACATTCTGGCTTACATCATGGCCGCTGAGGAGCGGCGCAAGGGAAAGAGTGCTACTCGGGCGCAGCGCAGCGACAGGCCCACAGGCGCTGCGGCCAGGCAGGCGTGGGCAGAGAGGAGACGAGGCGATGGCCAGCAACGAGGCGATTGAGCGCATGTTCGAGGTGTTTGCTGAGGTGTGGCCGCGCGACGACGAGCGTGTGTCCGAGAGGACACTCGATGTATATGCCCGCTGCCTGGCGGACGTTCCCGACGAACTGGTGGCGGCGGCGACGGTCAAAGTGGTTTCGGAGGCGACCTTCTACCCCAAGCCGAGCGAGATCCGCGCCGCGGCGCTGGCGCTGACGATGCCAGAGGGATTGACCGGCGCCGAGGCCTGGGGACAGGTGTGCGCCTACATCCGGCGATGGCCGGCAGGGGGTTATTTTGTGGGCCAGCACATCGACCCGCCCCCGCTGTCGGAGCACCTCCAACGCGCGGTAGACGCGATGGGCGGCTTGACCTACCTGCGCCTGAGCGAGAACCCCGTGGCCGACCGGGCGCGGTTCATCGAGGTGTATGGCGTCATGGAACGACGCCGGCGGGAAGAAGCGCGCATGCTGCCCGAGGTCCGTGAGGTGATTCAGCGCCTGCTCCCGGGTAGGCGTTCCGCGACGCTCGAGGCACCACAGGCGGTGGCGCCATGAAGACGTCGAGCATCGGGTGGACGGATTTCTCGGGCGGGCCGGCCAACGTCGTGACGCGGGGATCGCGGCCCGGCGACTGCGAGGTGAGCGCGGGCTGCGCCAACTGCTACGTGCTGCGCATGCCCTTCGCACGGCGTTGGCTCCCGGAGCATACGACGTGCTATCCGGAGCGCCTCGAGCGGTTGGCGCGGTCACGGTTTCCGGAGTTCAGCCCGAAAAGAGGGGCGCCGCACAAGCCGATGGCCTTCGTGGCGGACTGCGGGGACCTGTTCCACCCGGCCGTGCCGGAGACGTTCATCGCTC